GTATAATATATACATAACTTAGGCAAACACACAGAGGCAAATACAATGATTACTACACGCAACAACCGCAAAATGGCAGTTACCTGGGCCAAAAAAACAGTTAAGAAAAACAGTCAACTGGTTATGTCTGATCAGTTCTGGACACCCTTTACTAACACCACTCAAATTCTGAATACTAAGCGTAAACTTAAACAGTTAGGCATCCTGGCTTTTGACTTTGACAAAGGTGCTATTCTTATCCACAAAGACAATCCTAAACTTGATGTAGACAAGTTCGAAGGAAGCGATGGCAAAACATACATTGGCGGAACATACACCAACACTGTAGATGGCGAAGACTTCTGCACTATGTTGATCGGGGAGACAGCGTAATCAAAAGGGTTCTGATTGTTTTAGTTGTATGTCTTAGTGGATGTGCTAGTTACTATGACAGTCAGGATCCTTGTCAGCAGGAGCCGTATCCAAGTTTCTGTGGGGCTGGTGAGCTAACACAAGAAGAAATTATTCAGCGTTATTATCGCGAACATAACCAGGTTGATAAGCGTGATTGATTCTGCCTAAAGGCATCTTACGCCACCCAGCCGTAGTTTCATTCCAAGGTGTCATTGGTTCGTAGTGCGAATTATCTCTACAGAATTGATAGTTATCACCTGGGCGTTCGCCTACTTCATCAAACCACTGTTCAAAGTTTTCCCACTCTGGTTTTAGTTCTATACCGTCACGCTTGGCTTTGTATGTCATTGAATACCACACTCGCCACTCGTCTAAGTAGTGTTGTCTAAGCGTCTTCATTTCGTAATCCTCGTGCCGTAATACGACATCCGATGAACTCATTATAGTAGTCATCACGCATCAACACTTCATTGTCAAATTGTAGTTTGGTTTCCCAATATGCCAAGGTTGTTTTGTTTGAGCATAATTTGATTATCTCTCTACGAAAGTAGTGTGGGCCCAATGTTTCAACATCCTTCTTGAGTGTTTCATTTGATCCGTAGTATGAGTGCCAATCTGTTTCTACCTTGCGATGTCGCTTGTTTGTTTTGCCTTTAAGGGGAGGTAGTTTCTTGACAGTCCAGAAGTTCTTCTTGCCAATGTATTTGCGTCCGGTTGCTGTGTTTGTGATAACATAGACAAACCCCTGATACTGTTCAGGAGCACTGTCGTAGGTTGTGCCTTTGTATAACCACATTATCTGTTGTTCTCCCAAACTACATATGCGATTAGGCACATTACCACAACTAAGGTTGGTGTCATTATGATAGAATAGTAATCCATTGATATAACACCGTTGATATAACATAAATTGGAACAAAGATAATTACCACAGCAAGGGCACCGTTGATTAGGCGTTCTCGCTTTTGACTATCGCTGTCTTGTCCAAGTTCTCTTTTAATCATTCTCATCTTTGTTTCTCCATCAATCTTCATTGTTGCCTCCAAACAGTTTATTAAACTTATCCTGACTCTTCCAATAGTCTTCTAAGATGTCAGCAAGCTCGTCTTTGGTTACAACATATTCTGGCGTTACCTGACTGTCTGCGTTGATAAGTCCTTTAGAAGGATCCTTTAATTTACATCCAGTTAGAACAACACCTTTGCGTTCAGCAAGATCCACAATCCAATGCCAATGTTGCCAATTGACATTTGCCGGATCAGCATATGTTTTATATTTCTCTTGGGATTGAATGCCCATCATCTTTACTTCATAAACCTCACCACCGTGTATTGAGTTGATAAGATCCACATTAGTAATGAATACGGGTTCTTTTAGTTTCTGATATTTTGCCATTATATTTTCTCCAGTTTCTGACTATAATATTATACAAGATTTACTTGTGTTTGTCAATAGGGAATACTGTAATACTTCCACTATCTACAACAGTTGAATCCTCACCACGCTCTATATAACTGTTTGCTAAAGTATGAGCGTCTTCAAGGATTTCGCACATTGTTTCATCGCCGTTGCTTGCCTTTACATAGTAGCGAGTGCCTTGACTGTCTTTTTCTAACCAAACACTAGATTCTACGCCTTCGCCTTTATATGTCATTATTCTCTTCATCTGTTGCTCCTTCATTCCACGGTAGTGGATCATCGTTTGTTACTGTTCCGTTATCACTCATTCCAAGCCAGTTCTTTGACAAGTATATAAGCATAACCACATTGCCGTTAAGAGCAGTTTCAATCATCTTCTGTCTTAGGCTATTGTGTAGATTCTGTCTCCCTTTTAGAAGTTCTACGCTAAAGTTAAAGCGAAGTGTGTTGTCATTGATTCCAAACCACTCGGCAATTTCTTTGTCTTTACACCCCATTGCGGCAAGACGATATACTTCTTCAGGTGGTATTACTTTCTTATCACGACCTACAACTACTCCTTCTACTTCTTTTGTAGAAGTTTTTCTTGAACCAGTTTTCTTAGGTGTTGTTGGATTGTCTGTCTTTTTCATACTATTATTTAGCAGATATCTAAGAAATAACTTAATTTACGGATTCTTTTAGGTATCTTATATACATATCAAAGCCAAACTACGTTTGTCTTATTCGTTGCTAATCGCAACTCATAATTGCTATCGCTCAAACTAATCACTTCACTTACAAGATGAAATAACAATTATTATTACTTGAAACTGAAGTCATACGACGGCTATAGTGTAGAGAGAAACAAAAAAAATATGCTCTTACTCTACACTATAGCCGTCTCGTTTGCTTGAAACTTCGCAAACGACTGATACAGATTTCACGGAAGACGGATGCGTTGAAACTTCCAACTCTTGTGCGTAAGTTGCCTTGAACGCACTGAGCAAATCTGCGGCCCAAATATGTTATATACCGTATCAGCAATATATAACTTTCCCAGCTCATTAGCCGTCATATTACAACTGGGGTTTTCAGCACTGGTTTAACGAGTTGCTTTTCTCGCGGTTTTGCTTTGTTGCCTTTGAATCTTACGAGCCTTCTTAAACACTGAATTAAGTAGTGCCTTATTGATTTGTTTGCCTGAGTTGAAAGTGTTGATTAGGTTATGAAATGTTTGTTTTTCGTGGGGTTCGAGAAATTGTTTTGCCTTTAAGCAATTACTTGCTATGCGTAGTGCCTGGAGTGTTGTTGTGTTAGTCTTTTCTAATGTCTTCAGACTGAAACCTTGCGTCTTTGCCCAGTAACCAATAAGTTGTTGCTGTTCAATTCGCTGATTGTGTTGCTTGTTTTCAAGTTCGTAATTTGGTTTCATTCTTAATGCCTTTGTTATACTATTATTTAGCATATTCTTAAATTATAGCGTCAAAAGCGGCTAAAGTCAAGTCAAAAAAATAGCCCCCAATCAAATCAACATTGCGTATCAAAGTTGGGGACTATAAACCGTAGGACGGTTTTGTCCAGTTGTCAGAACTGATAGTAGAAAGAAGAGTTAGGAGTTTTTCTAATGGCATTAAGATAAACAGTAAGAAATGTTAAAGTGACAGCCTTAACATTTGCTTCTTTCTACACTATTATTTATCAAACTACTTAGATTTGGCACTAAGAATGAGTCTATATTCGCCGTGTGTTATATATGTGCCTGGTATGTCAGGATGTTCGTATAATCCACAGTAGGCACATTTCTTCTGAAGGTGGGGTAAAGGCATCTTACGATAGGCGTGTTGGACAACTCTAACTTTATCTAAGTCGTCACCACAATCTTCGCAAGGTTGTTGTGGTTTAAGTTTTGTCAAAAGAGGAGGGCTTGATTCAGCCTTCTTGTCAATTTGGAATTCTGCTAATTCGTATAACCAGTCTGGGAAGTTCATAAGCATATTTACGGTTTTCTATATGCCTCCCACTTCAAAAGTGGAAATCTTAGATACTAAGAACAGTAGCAACAACGCCAATTAAGGTGACAATGATTGAAACAGCACCGCCTATAATAGTTGTTTTCATACTTTGATTGCCTTTGTTGATTTCTTTACGGACATCGTCAATCTTTTCTTCAACCTTGTCCATACGCTTTTCTAAGTTTTCAAACTTGTCCTGAATGCCTTCGTAGCGTTCAGCACATAGATGAGCGTGGAGTTTAAGATCCGTTGACTCGTCCTTTAACTGAACCTCGCTCATTAGGCACTCCTATCAACCACGTTTACTCTAAAGTTGCGTCTGTCAATTAGTCCGTCACTTGTTTCAACTTTTGCTGTAATGATATATGTCTTGTTAGATTGTCCGCTACTAAGTTCAACATAAGTTGTTGTGTCGTCGTTTGCAATACCGCTGTTTTTAATAACAATCGGTGTTGGATCGTTGCGTCTTGCTGCCGCAGTGTATTCAACTGTTGAAATAGTGTCATTAGTTGGTAACCATTCCGACCAGTCAAATGTGTAAGTTAGTTGAGCTTCAACATCTTTTTCAATTTCAAGCCCGGTGTTGGTTTGTTGAAAACCTGTTCTGTTAATAGCCATATTATGCTCCTTCTAATGTGTATTGTCTGTTTTCAGACTGAACTTGGAATGTTCTTGTTTCTTCGTTTATTGTAAATGCTCTGTTTTCGTTTGGAATAACATAAACATATTCAAGTATGTGTGCAATTCTGCCATCTGCTGTTAAACTAACGACAGTGTTTAATATGCTTGATGTTTCTTTTATTATTGTTACATTTGTTTCAATTGACGCTGTCGCAGTATTTTCAAACGTAATATCTCTAACTCTATTAGCATCAATAGACATTGTTGAACTAACAACTATATCTACTTCTTCGTTGCGTATTGCACGAACAGATGTATTAAAATCTAATGCTCCGCTCATCGTTACAGTAGTATCAGCTATTTTAACAGCATCTGTTGTTATATTTGCTGTAAATGACTGAACTGATGCAACGTCAGTTGACAGTCTACCATTAATAACTGTGTCAAATACTAATTCTGCTGATGCATCATAGTCTCTAATTCTATCAACATCACTTTCAACATTAGCAATTGCATTTAATGTAGATGTGCTATCTGCAATGATTACTGTATCAACACCAAGATTTGATGATATAAAGTAATCAATAACAAACTCGCCTATTTTAGCCGCAACGGTTAAATCTGTAGCAAAAGATTCAAAAGATGCTTGAGCATCTCTATATCTTTCATTATTTGTTTCAATAACAGTTACTACATTTAGTTCAGCATTAGCACTGACACTAATAATACCTTCAGCACTTAGACTTGTTGATGCGTTTAATGAAGCACTATTATCTTGAATTAAGCCAGGCTCTATAGTTAGTATTGCTTGTGTGTTAGTGTTAACTGAAACATTAATTAAACCACTTGTTGTTGCTTCAAGTGTAGAATTTACATACAAATCAGATTGGTTGTCTACACTATAGTTTGCTTCAGTTGTTAGTGTAGCAAACGAATCGCAATTAAGTTCAATGAATCTTCTAAATCCACCTTCTACTTCAAATGTAGCTATCGCATTTAAGTCAGACTCAAATGATACAGTATGACTTGGAATGACTTCAAAATTTGAAACAACATTAGCAGTTAAATCTACTTGACGATATCTGTCTGCATCTATTGAAATTTCAAATGCACTACTGTATGGTGTGTCTATTACATTACCGCTATGTATAATGCCAGGATTTACGGTTTCTATAAATTGTCCAAGATATACAGTTATTCCGTCAACTGTAATATTTGGAGTTGCTGACATTGATGTAGAACTTGACAAATATGCTTGCGGTTCAATTAAATTATTTGCATTAGCATCGTCAGCAAACGGCTCTTCGTCAAAGTGTAATAATAGCGCAGTATTTGCAGTATTACTCCAAGGCTGTGACGGTGTTACAAATGATGTGTCTGTATAAGGATTTAAATATTCTTTGGTAACAAGGAATTCATCAATGTAAACAGTCGTTGCAGTAGTCATTAATAAACCGTAAACTTTTAGTGTTTGATTTGCGTAAGAACTAGGTCCTAGTAACTCAGCACTAAATTGTCCATCAACATACACTTTAATTTGTGTTCCGTTGCGTTGAAGTCTAAAATGAGTCCAATTTGTAGATGTATTTGCTTCTGTATAAGTTGGCAATCCGTTGCCATCAGTATCAATATAATTTCTTATGTAAACTTTTGGTGGAGACAATTGCAATAACATTGTGTAAGAAAAATCAAAGTTTTCAAACGCAAAAGGACTTATAGCACCGCCTGAGACTGTTTGTGGTGCTTTAATCCAGAAGTCAATTGTTTTCCAATTTTGTATATCGCTATTATTAACACGAATACCGCCAAAATCTATATCAAGCAATCCAGTAATTAATCCATTGTCAACCCAGTTTGTTCCGTCAGTGCTAGTGTATACCTTACCAAAATTAACGCTTCCGTAAGTGTTCACTACATACGCAAATTTACCATCAGCATATTGAATATCTCTCGGATCAATTATAGCAAAATCTGTATCAAGCGGTGTATTTGTTGCAACAAGATTACCAAAACCAGAATCTGATTTGTATAAAGTATTGTTGCTGTTTTTCCATAAAAAGTATACACCACCTTTATAGTCAGCTATCATACTTTCTGACGATTCAATTAACTTGGTTCCGTTTCTATATAACCTATATGTGGTATAAGTAGAATCAGAAGTTACATAATACCAGTTAATTCCGTCCCAAAAGCCTGAAGTAACATATTCGTTGTAATTAATTGTTGAAAGCGTTCTAACGCTAGCAGTTGATGTGCCTGAAGTAACATAAAATACTCTATTTGTGAATTGCGGATAATTAGTAAAATAATATTGAAAGAAAGCAACTCTTCCATTACCGTTGTATGCTTGAACGTGTTGCGAAGATGTTCCGCTTCCGCTATCTCTTATTGAATCCCAAGATGCTGTTGTTTCGTTTGCTCTATAAACACGATACGAGCCAACCACATCGTCGTCGTCGTAAGTAAAAACTTTTCCATATTCAACTATAGTAGGACGCCCAGAGTCCGGAATTCCGTATGAATAACTTAGAGTATTGCTAATCCAATTAGCGCCGTCAGTGCTTGTATAAAGAGTATCAGCTAATTGTAAAACAAACCTATAATTTACACTGTCCCAACGAATATATTTTGCAGAAGCTGAACCACCACCTAAACCATTAATTGTTTCTGACGTCCAATCAGAGAAATTAGAAGTATAATAAACAAGATTGTCATCTTCACTAAACACATACCAATTAGTTCCGTTCCATATTGGAGGTGTTAATTTAGTAGAATCATATGTGTAATTTAAGTATGCCGCGGCATCGCCAAATTTCTTAGTAGTTGATGTTACGCCAATGTCATCATAAATTGGCGCATCATTTACAATTATTGAAGTTGTTCTTGATTGTGCAGGAGCACTCCAAGAAATAGGCGAAGCAACTAGTGAAGAAGTAACACTTATAGTTGTAGGTTCAAGCCTAGTAGTGAAAAGGATGTTAAAGTTGAAATTAGAATTAAGTTCTAATAGGTTATCTGAAAGTTTTGAAGCGTTTGAATTGATTGTAGTTTCTGACATAAGTTCTGCATTTGCAAAACGTAGCCAATCACCCATAAGACTATATGTAATCAATGTATCTAAGGCAATGTTAGCATTTCTATTTGCTGACAGATCAGTAGACATTGTTGATACTGTTGCCATTAAACAATCAACAAATTTAATACCTTCAACAACAAATGACGGTGTAAACAATACATCAAATCCAACATTTGCTTCAATTAATTTGCCAGGCGAAGCTACAGTTGTTGCTATTACATTTAATTCAACAGTAGCTTCTTGAACTGTTCCGCCATTACTAAAATAATCAGAATCAATATAACCTTCAAGATAGTAACCAGTTGTGTCTGCAATTTCACCAAGCACGCCAATACCGTAAGTTGCTTCGTCGCTATTGCTTACTCTAAACGATGCTGACATTGTTATTTCAGCATCAGCTACATAAACAAAATAATTTTCATCTAAGTAACCTGTTTCGTAGTAATATTGATCCATTGGTTACTCCTTAAATTTCCAGGTATATAAGTTGCCAATGTTAGAATCTAACCATTCATTGATACCTTGAATGTCTTCATTATTTACAGGCACATCAACTTCACCACTAACAGTGTTATTGTCAA